TCTCAGACAAACACAAACCACTCAGTCTGTCCGCGGAGAACGCACACGAAACACAAACATATGTTCGACACGGCTCGCTTCGCTCGCCACTGGTGTTAGTCATAACTAACTCACTTGCGAAAAAAGAGGGCAACCGAAGTCACCCTCTACAATCTACTTTACTAATTCAAAATATTTTTCTTTCCATTCTATAACATTATGAAAATCAAATGAACTATATCCTACATGGTAATAATCTTCATTAACTTTTTTATATTTTAATTCAAAATATGGCTTGCCGTCTATAATTCTAAAAACCTGTTCTAATTCAGTTACAATTTCTTTTTCCATTAGTTTTACCTCTCTTTAATTTCTTCTCTTAGTTCTATATCATAACTAAGAAGTTCCGCACAAACACTCACAAACAGTCTGTCCAACTCTTCATTAGTTTTTACATATGTCATAGCGTCAAGAGTTCCCTTTAAGTTATCCCTGATTTCCAATAATTTTCTGTTCATCCCACTTTAACCTTTCCTGTGTTATAAATCTGTCCCAATTTCCAACAGATGCCAAAAGATACATGTACTCCAACGAAAGACCGATTTCATACGTTGATTCTCGTAGCACAACATTTGAACGAATTTCAATTCGATGTTCTGATGAATCATCTTTATAGTAAGTTCCATAATCACTGTCATTGTACACTGATTCCAACTTACCCGAATTACGGAATACGAAACCAACATTGAAGTTTTCGATTGTTCCCATTTCTCTCGCTCCTGCTTTCTTGGGTACTCCTGCGATTGTAATTTTAAATGTCCCGTCTTGTCTAGTGTATGCATACTTTTTCGCTCCTAATGTTTTAAATTGTTTATATGTTTCTTCATATTCATATACACCTAAGTAGTGTGTAATGCCTTTTTTGTCATCGGCATATCCTTTATTCGATATGCTGAGTTCTTTTAGACCCTGATTGTATTCCTCTATCCTTGCCACAATTCTTTTATAATCATCACGAACAAGGAACTTGACAGAATCAGTGTCACAATATACAAAATTATCTCCAACAATGTTTATCATTTCTTTCAATTTTAATCTAGCCCATGCAGTCACCCAACAGCCCCACGCATATAACAGGAATGCTTTCTTGTTGTATTTTTCCAACTTTTCACCGATATCAACTATATCTTCTAGTGTAAAAGCTTGGTCTGGTTCATCCATATAGATAACATCTGGTTTCACTGGATTCTGAGCGCACATACCATATAATGAGTTGATAAGTTCCTTACTTCTCATGTAGTTTAATTCCTGACCATCAACATTCTTGAGTGATGTTTTTTTATGAAACAAGTCAATGACTAAATCACGAAATGCTTGCGGTAAATATCCATATTTCGCAATATATATCTGACTAATTTCAACTTCTCCAACATACTCACTTTTGACTATCTTCCAGTCTATATCGTTGAATACATACACAGCCTTATCAGCACTCAATACTCTACCATTATCAACAACCTGACCTGATATCTCAACAGCTTTGTCGAGACTCAAGTAAGGTGCACCATAGTAAATATCTCTTTGTTGTAAGTTGGTTATTGTAAATACAGCTATAAAACAACAGTCTCTTATCTGACACTTCTTTTCCAGTTCATCAATATCTGTTATCATTCTAGGAGTGAAAGCACTCATTGGAAAACGATAGTTCAACATAACATCTGGATAACTGCTCGCCCTGTCATAACTAGCCACATTCTCAAGAATCTTATTGACATGATATCTGTTTGCGTGTGTGTCACCACCACGGAACTCAAGTCTCAACAGCTTATACACATCAACATCACACATCATAGCTTGTAGTTGGTTATGATTAAATTTTCGCATTGCTTCTTTGGCGAGTCTTCTAACATAACCCGTGGAAGTTAATGGTAAAGAATACAAAGTGTCATTTTCCATTCTCATTCGCACTTGCATAGATTCCAATAGACCAACAACGTCATTACAACAGTACTGCAATTCTTCTGTTGTCATTTCAGTCCACGGGTAACGCTTCTTTGAATAGTCAAATTCAACACCACTAAGCTTTTGGTGAACAACACCCATATCCCTAGTGAAAGCGTCCAGACTCTTGTCGGTCTGTATATAAGAACATCGAAACTGTACTCCGTCAATATCGGCTCTGACAACCTTTCTAGACTTTAGGGCAAATATTTTGTCTTTTTGGAAAGGTAACCAGTGACGCATGAATTGGAATTCATAACTGAGGTTATGTACCCAAACCAAAACCGTAATCCCCTCATGGTAAAAACTGTCAAGTAACTTAGTGAATTGTTCCCATGTTCTACCAAAACAGTACCATATATTCCCGTTTCTTAAATCCATGACAGCAAATTGCCATATATACATAATACTCTGTTCAACATCGTCAAGATAAGTTGTTTCAATATCGAAAGCACACATGCAGTTGCGGAATAATGTCTTATCTGATTTCTTTCTTTTACTGTAGTTTCTTGCAATTGGTATACTTTTGATAATGTCAGAAACGCACTCTCTTTGGACTTCTTTTACGGAATTCTGATTCATATTCGCGATATCTCTCCAATATTTTTTGTGATGGTTCATTAGTGTGTTCAAGGTATATATCGGCGGCTTTATCGCTGTCGTATATGATATCTTCGGAATGTGTTCTTACAAGATTCATAAAATCATAGAACTTTGATGCTTGTCTCCAATTCTTGAACTGATTAGTCCCAAACGTAATATTTAGTCTTTCAACTGCCGCCTTACGCTGTCGTTTTCTCTCAGCTATCACAAATGTCTTGTTCTTCAATGCCGCTTCTACTTCACGAATTGCCATTTCCAAGTTACGTTTAGACTTAATCTTTGAAACAACTGGAATTCTAGGTTCAATATAAGCCCTCGCCGCTTCTACGTCTTTCGCATAAGCACTTTTAGAAACTTTTGCTATTTGACCTGTAAGTTTCTTTCTCAACTCTCTGTATTTGACCTCTAGTTGTATTCTACTTGCAGATTTCTTTGCCATATTTTCCACACTCCTTTCCTATTAAAGAGAGTATCACATTCTCTCTCAATACTATCATTAATGCATTACTTCTTGAAGTACCCAGTTTAGAAGCAAGTTCATCAAGGTTTTTCAAGATATCCTCTTGAAAATTAACACTCACTGTTTTCATAGTTTTCTCCTTTCATTCTTTAAATGTTTCACGTGAAACATTAGTCATCGTGAAGTCCGTCTATGACGAACCCTACAATTAGACCAACACATAACCCTAACAAGAATAGGCTCATTCTCTCACCTCAATAGTTATCTTTTCAATGTTGTCTCCCATAATGGCAGTTACTACCGAACAACCCGCATATAAGAATACCCAGTACTGGCTGTCATCCACGCAAGGTTTTTTAACTTCAAATCTAACTTTTTCTGTCAGACCTAAGCTAAAGTTGTTAGTCAGCATAACGTTATTGATATAGACAAACATTTTACTTCCTTTTTCAATTTCATCGGCTAACCTTTCCAGTGTCTCAACTATTTCTTTCTTAGTCATTGTTAAAACTCCTTTCATATAAGTAGTTATCTATTGGAACACTTATACAATACCACATATATTGTTGAATGTCAATAATCAAAAATGAAAAAATTATTGAAAACATGAAAATATTATGTTACTATAATAATGTCCTTGAGAGAAACACTTTCACAGGGAAGAAGTCCAAAAAACAATTATAATATAAGAAAGGAGATTCCGGTACAATGGTAAGAACAATTGCAACTACAGTTATGACACTGAGCATTAAAGAAAAAGACAGTGATGACATTAAGCTTGTAACAAAGGAATTCATCGGAACGGGTTGGACGCAGGTAAAAATGTATAATAATATGAAAAAAGATGTTGAACTCGTCCCCGCAGGAGCAACTGTTGAAAACATCACTACAGAAACAAAGTTCAACACTTACAAGCTTTCTGACGAGGGCTTTGTAAGAGCCGCTATTGCAGAGATGGACAGCGCAGTGGATGAACCAGAGATTCCAGACGATATGAAACCAGTCGTAACAGAGTAACAGTAAAACCTTTTATATCTTGTATTGCCATACTTTTCGAATCACTTACAACTGAATATAGAACTATAGCGTGAAACATTCGTTTTCGTCATTCTGGAATGTTTCACGTGAAACATGAACATGAAAAAAGGAGAAATTAACATGAATATTATTAAAACAAATATCAAGGACAATGAGTGGGACATGAATCTTAGTTATGATATGTTTGAGTCCCCGGACAGATTACGTGGTGCTGACCTCAAAGGAAAACAGGTTCACATTGACAAATTCTGTTTATATGAAGAAGAAAACGCAGAGGGTGAACTGGTAAAAGTTCTTACCGTATCAACCAATGAGGGTCATGTGTTCGCAACAACCTCAGCGGCGTTTGTTCGCACATTCGACAGAATTATGGAACTTGCAAAACGTTGCAACGTTGTAGATGTATGTATCGAAATCGTTGCAGAACGTAGCAAGAACAACCGTGAGTACATCACCGCGAAATATGTCAAAGAATAAATCCAAGAGCCTGTACACAACGCAAGGTTATCTGGATGTTGAGGGGATAGTCCAAAAAGGCTATCCCTTCAACTTTATCTGGGGTGGGCGTGGTACGGGCAAGACATATGGTGGTCTGAAATATGTCGTGGAACACAACAAGACTTTCATGTATTCCAGAACAAAACAAACTCAGCTTGACAAGATTAAGAACGTAGAGTTGTCCCCATTCAAACCGTTAAATGCAGATAATGATTGGAATATACAGCCATTCCCGGTAGATGATATTGCAGGATTCTACCGCACAGAACTTAATGAGAAAGACCGACTTGTGCCAGTTGGTTCGCCTGTGGGTTATGCGTCAGCTATCACCACACTAGCGAATTTACGTGGTTTTTCCGCTGAGGATGTGTCTGTGTGGATATGGGATGAGTTCATTCCGCAGAAAGGCGACCGTGTTCCTAAAGGAATTGCAACGTCTTTTCTTCACGGCTATGAAACCATGAACCGAAATAGGGAGTTGAAAGGACTACCGCCGCTACAGGTGCTATGCTTCTCGAACTCAGACAATGTGGGTTGTGAACTGTTCGCCAGTCTAGGACTTATCCGCAAAGTTGCTGATATGTCACGGAAACATCAGGAAACGGCGTTCCTACGTGATAGAGGTATTGCGTTATATAATCTATGTAACAGTCCTATTTCTCATGCAAAACAGAATACGGCTCTCTATAAGATGGTAGGTAAGGACAGCGGATTTTCTCAAATGGCACTTGGAAATGAGTTCTATAACACCGACTATTCAGATGTGAGGACGCAAAACCTGTCGGAATATCTTCCATTAGTATTTTTCGAAGAAATAGCCATTTACGAACACAAGTCCTCAGATATGCTCTATGTATGTAAACATAAACAGGGTGAACCAATACGAACTTTTATCGGAATCAATGAAAAGAACATCAAAGCCTTTAAGCGGTACTATTCATGGATATGGAACATTAACTACTTGGAAGACAAGATATATTTTGAGGACATAGAATCTAAATTTCTTCTTGACAGCTACTTTCATATGTAGTATCATGTACTTGTAGGGAAAACATAAGTCCGTAGCACAAGGACAAACAGCGGAACTGTGGTGCATGAGGTTGTCCACCTCAAGAGTCGGACTTCCCTACATTACAGTATACCGCTATTAATGTTTCACGTGAAACATTGAAAGGAGTAACATATGGACGCAAATACAATCACACAGCTTTTCAGCAACTTAGGTGTTCCTGTAGCTTGTCTTGCAGTTACTTTTTACTTATGGTATCAGGAAACACAGTCCCATAAGGAAGAAATGAAGAACATGCAGGACGCACTGAACAACAACACTCTTGTCTTACAGAAGTTACTGGACAAACTGGGAAAGGATGAAGAAACATGAACCTTTCCGCAGAAATTATCTTTCAGGCAACAGACACCAAACAGGGATACAAACTTCATCCGCATACCGAATTATATGGCGAAATGAAGATTGACACAAATAATCTTGACTTGATGTTAAGAGATGCCCCAACGTTTGACAGCAACGTTATTACATCTATGCCAAAAGGCAGTACTTTCTTTGGGTTCGGTTTTACCGATAGTTCCCTCAAATGGGTACTTGGTCAGTACACAATGCCAGACGGTAAAATTGTTGCGGGTTTTGCTCACATTGACTATTTAATCAAAATCAAAAAGTGAAAGGAGAATATGCGAAATGACTATTGATGACATTATCGCACTCGCAGGTGCAGGCTTTACGAAAAACGATATTGCACAGCTTATGGGAACACAGCCACCAGCACCAGCACCAGCACCAGCACCAGCACCAGCACCAGCACCAGCACCAGCACCAGCACCAGCACCAGTGCAGACTCCACAGCCAGTCGTAGGGCAGGGATTACCACCAGTGCCATATGGGGCAATGAATGCACCGATTGTGACACCTCCACAGATGTTACAGGGACAGTTACAGAATCCGGGTCAGGCGGCACAGGCTCAGACAGAACTTTTAAATCAGGCATTCAGTCAGGGGAATTATGCAGGGAATCCGTATGCACCAGAGATGAATATTTCCAGTCATCTGCCAAACGATTCCCGCTTGACTGACGCTATTAACACGTTAACCAGAGCTGTACAGGCGAACGGGATTGGTCAGGGCATGGAAGTGCCACGACAGTTATCCGTCGACGAGATGACAGCGAATATTATTAATCCACCTAGCGTGGTGAAAGGATAAAATATGGCTTCTGAATTATCTATTAATAACTCGAAACCAAGTGTGTCGAATTTTAGTTCGGCAGTTCTGTTAAACGATATTATTAAACAGGCAACCGGGGTTAATAATATCACAGCACTTCAGTCTTCATTTGTTACCGTAGCGAATATTGCGTTAGGAATATCACCCGATGCTCTTTTAAATGCTATTTCTCAGGTCATTTCTAGAACTATTTTTTCAATCCGTCCTTACAACCGTAAATTTGCAGGACTTTTTGTTGATAACATGAAATGGGGCAACCATGTTCGTAAAATCAATATCGGAGATAAAGACTGGGAAAATAATGTTTCCTATGATCTTGTAGATGGTCAGAGTATTGACGCTGATATTGTCAGCAAGCCGGATATTTTGCAGACAAACTTTTATGGTCAGTGTGTGTATAGTAAGCACTATACCATATTCCGTGACCAGTTAAATATTGCGTTGCAGAATGAAGAAGAATTCCAGAGATTTTATACCATGTTAACGCAGAACATGTCGGACATGATTGAACAGTGTCACGAGAATACCGCACGAGCCACTATCGCTAACTTAATCAATGGTAAGGTGAAAGGTGATACCTCAAATGTTATCCATTTGGTCACTGAATACAATGACGTTACAGGACTTGAACTTGATTCTGATACTGTAAAGAAACCAGAGAACTTTGTACCATTCTATAAATGGGCGTTCTCAAGAATCAAGACTATCTCAGGTCTTATGACAGAAAGAAGTTTGCAGTATCATATTAACATCAATGGTCACAATATCATGCGGCACACGCCTGTACAGAATCAGCGTCTTTACCTTTACACTCCTGAAATGAACAATGTGGAAAGTTCTGTATTTTCAAGTGTATTTAACGAACAGTATCTCAAAATGATGGAATATGAGGGTGTTAATTTCTGGCAGTCAATTAAAACTCCTATGGGAATTACCAATTTCCCGAGTTACATTTTACCAACTGGTTATGTGACGAGAGAAACTACTGAGTTAGCAACTTCTAACATCTTAGGTGTACTTATGGACGAAGAAGCGGCAGGAGTTACTACATATGGTGCGAGAACAGCAACCACACCATATAACGCCCGCGGCGAATATACAAACGTGTGGTTTCACTTTAATGACCAATATTGGAATGACTTCACTGAGAACGTTGTAGTGTTCTTACTTGACTAAGTTTCTTTCTCCTATGAGGGCGGGTGTAATGCCCGCTCTTTTAATTAATGTTTCACGTGAAACATATGAGGTGATATTATGAGTTTTAATGTTGAGTTTTTCCGAGTGGCAAAAAGAAAAAATTCTACTTTTGTGCCTGAGACTAAGGACGTTACAAGAACAGAGATGTGTACGATTAAAGAGGGAACAGGAGTGATAAATCCTGTTATCACTATCGCAAATTCTTCTTCATCTTTCAACCCGTCAAGATGGAACTATTGTCATATTAGCACATTTTCCAGATATTACTGGGTGAGTGACTGGAAAAATGAGGATAATCTGTGGACTGCTCAGTTAAAGGTTGATGTTCTTGCGTCTTATAGAGAAACCATTAAAGATTATAACTACTATGTGGTAAGGTCTTCTACTTCTTTTGATGGAGGTATCGCTGACGCTCTTTATCCGAAAAAGCCACAGGTCAACAGGCAAACTGTAACTGGTAATCCTCTATGGCAGATTGAACAGGGGTTTGACGTTGCAGGTTCTTATGTAGTAGGTATCGTAAACAAGCAGGGACTTTGTAACTATTATGCCATGAATCCCGCAAACTTTAAAAATCTCGCCAATGCAATATTCAGCAATATTAAGTGGATGACAGGTGACGGGATATCAGGAGTATCTGACAATCTGATACAGATAGCTGTTAATCCCGCTCAGTACATTACGTCAGTGACATGGTTTCCATTCACACTTGGCGGTACACAAATGTCTGGTATATCTATTGGTTGGTGGGATGTTACAGGATTAACATTATACAAGCTGGATGATGACTTGTGGAAAACAAAAGAAACTTCTGTCACTCCCACATCACATCCTCAGTTAGAACGTGGCAATTATCTTAATTGTCAACCATATAGATATATCAGGGTATATATTCCACCTTTCGGATGTCTTACTGTCGATAGCGGTAAAATAAGAGATGGTGAAAGTATCAAAATAAGTGCAGACGTGGACCCACGTACAGGTCATGCATTATGCCGTGTATCAGTTGATAATACTGGCGGTGGAAATGAGTTGCTTGGAATCATGTACTCCAATATTGGCGTTTCTATTTCAACCAGTGATATCAAAACAAATTACTCAAACGTAGCATCAGGTGTAAGTAACGCACTAGGTTCATTGTTTAAACTTGATATTGGCGGCTTTGCGAAAGGAGTTGCTGACAGTGCTATGGCTGTAGGTTCGGCAGAAGTCTCTACAAAAGGCGGTCAGGGGTCAACTATTGGATTGACTTCTTATGTATATTGCTATATTGACTGTATGCTATTAGTAGATGAAGACAGAGCGGATAATGGAAGACCTTATTGTAAAAACGGTAAATTCTCAACACTTGGGTATGGTTATTATGAGGTTGAAAATGGTAGTACTCCAATATCAGGAGCATATCAAAGTGAAATTGACGAGGTTAAAAACTTTTTGGAAAGCGGGGTGTATTATGCGTAGTTATTACAATGAGGGGAAAGGAACGGCTCTCATCTTCTATTTGTTAGGAAAACAGCAAGGCGGCGGTGGTGTCCCACCTATCACACCCGCGGGCGAATGGAAAACAATAGTTACTGACACAGCGTCAGGATATCTTACTACTGCTGATATGGAGAATAATGCTACTATAATATGGGACTATTTCTATCAGAAACTTGGATGGAATGTTAATAGTGTAGCGGCACTTCTCGGTAATATGCAGGGGGAAAGTACACTTAATCCGGGTCTGATTGAGGTCGGTGGTGGCACTACATCGGCAGGAGCAGGACATGGACTTGTACAGTGGACACCAGCCAGTGACTTATATGCCGTTCTCGATGTTCTGTATGGTGGTCATACTGACTGGTATGATGGAAATAAACAGCTTGGAGTAATCTATGCTGAGTATCAGGAAAGCGTTGGTGAAGAACATAGAGGTATTGAACCACAGTGGTATAAGACTACAAAATATCCATGTGATTTCAGACAGTGGGCGTTCAATCAGTTAAATTATGACCTTGAAAGTCTTACATATGCTTTCGCGGCTAACTATTTAAGACCCGCTGTTGTAGAACAGCCGCGTAGAGTAGAATATACAAAACAGTGGCTCGATTATTTTTTGAAAGGATGATAATATGGTTAATTTTCCGGGAGCAGGGAGTAATCCATGCGGTCAGATTCCTATGAATTATGACATGCTAAACTTATATAGTTCAGCATATTCGCCATCTACATTACATTGTCAGAACTCAGCATTAACACAGTACTTTATGAGGTACTTGTTGCAGAAAGCAATATCTGTGTTCAAGTGGACAGTGCCAGAAGAATGGGACATGAATTATTTCCTGTATACATTATACTGTTGGGGCTATATCTGTGTGTTTTACCATGACCGCTACGGTGTGATTCCTCAGGGATGTGGCTTATATGGTTACAACATCTTTTATCAGCCGACAGAAGCGTATATTGTAAATCCTGTTCTGAGAGGTCAGGTAACACGCAAAATCAATAAAGACTGTGTGATTTTTAGACTACAACCAGATTGGCGCGGTATACTGGATATTGTTATGTATTACGCAGATAATATGGCTCTTACAGCAGAAAGCTGTGAGATTAATATTGCTAATAGTAAACTGTCCTATATGTTTGGTGTCGATAACAAACAGCAGGCAGAATCCATGAAAAAAATTATGGATGAAATTATGAAAGGTCAGTCTTCTGTGTTCTATGGCAACAATTTGCGTAGACGCAATGCAAACGGTGATACTACAGAGCCGTGGACAGTATTCGCTCAGAACTTGAGAGACAACTTTATAGCACCAGATTTGCAGGACACTCTAAGAAGATGGGAAGAAATGTTTTGTAATGAAATCGGTATCAACAACGTAAGGTCTGATAAGAAAGAACGTCTTATCACAGCAGAAGCAGAAAGCAATGATTTCGAAGCCCGCAGTAAGTGTGAGTTATGGCTTGAGGAATTGCAAAAATGCTGTAACAAGGTGAATGAAATGTTTGCAGACAGACTTGCAACACCTATAAGTGTAGATTGGAGAGCGCGAAATGTGAAAACCAGTGGCAATATTTTTTCTGGTACTATTTATAATAGTATGGGCAGAACTGACTAAGTATTGAAAGGAGTGTAATATGAGTGCTTATATTACTATCATAGGTTTACTTGGATGGGATGAAGAGCTGATTGACGATGTATTTCTCGACACCTTTATCAGTTTATTCAAAACTCAAGATACCGCTATTACAATGTTGGAAAGATTTAATGATTTATTGGTATATGAGTGTGGTGAACTTGAGGTCACACTTCCTAACCCGACTTACTTCAAGAGGATTGTGAAAAGTTGGGTCGATAATCAGAAAGAAGTATGGAAAGCATATTATAACGCGCAACAATTAGTAGAACTTGAAGCAGGGAACATTTTTACAAGTGCGAAGCAGGAAACATTTACAGACACAGAGGGTAAAACGAACACAAGAAGTGTAAATTCTAGTAACAATACAGTATATAGCAGTAATGATAATATTACTACCGATAATGCTGTATATGGTTTCAATGAAGCGAATTCAAAACCAAAAGACCACTCTTTAACAACCGATGATGTTAATTCAAATACAAATGTTAAATATAACGACACAGAAAATGGAACGGATGATAGAAATAGGAATTATACAAGAGTTACTTCTGATTATGGTAATTTTCTTGATTCCGCTAAAAAGTTCAATGAACTGTCGGCTATAAACGTGTTAAACAAAATGGTATTTGATTTCAGAAATCGTTTTTGTTTAAGTGTATATTAAGGGGGTAAATACTATGGCATTATGGAACAGGTTTCCATTTAGTAACTTTCACGAACTCAATCTTGACTGGTTAATCCAGACAATGAAAGAATTGGTTGACAGCTTTAACACGATGAGCGAGGATGTTAAACAGCAGTTAAAAGACTTTAACACCACAATGACTAACACGCTCACTTCTCAGAATACGAATATTAACAACTTTATTAGTAACTATGAAGCGAAAGTTAATGATATTCCGAATCAGGTGTTGAAAGACGTTAGAACTGTTATGCATGATTATGAAACTGGTGGTGTTTTTCAGGAAATTATCGAAGATACATATGGAGCAGTCAGTTATCTGAATGACATGCAGAACAAAAATATTGTACTTCTCGGAGACAGTTTAACAGATGAAACTAGGTCGGTAAGTTGGGTTAAAAGCTTTAAGAACATGTTGACGGGTACAGGCTGTACCGTATTAAGTTATGCTAAGTCTGGAGAAAAAATGTCAGAACAGGCTACGAGATTTGACGCATGTACCGTAAAGCTTGATATTCTGTGGATATGGTGTGGTATTAATGATGTGAGAGACCAGACAAGTTTATCCGCATTAAATACCGCTTTAAATCAGATAAGAACAAAAGTACAGAAACTTAATCCAAAATGTCAGGTGTATCTAATGAGTACATACAAAAATAAGAGAGGTATACAGTCAGGATGGATTATCCCGCAAACGGCATATTGGCGTTATATGAGCCAATACGCTATAATAAACGGATGGACTTTTATTGATGGATTTTCAAGTGCGCCTGTTATTACACCAGAGACATCAATTATGCAGAGTACTTTTTATTCGGAAACAAACGGACAGTATTTACATTACACAGCCGCTTACGCCGATATTTTAGCAAGGTGGATTTTAAATTGCATGATTAATCAGTCACCCGTTCCACTGGGAGACTATAAAGAACTTGTTCCAGCGGCTAACTTTTCAGCAAAAATCAATGCAACCTCTAAGTTTGTACCTAACAGTGGTGGTACATTCTGTGAATTCGGAACACATATGGTTCATATAAGATTAGTGGGTGCTTTCACACCAGGCTCTAATAGTCCGCAGTACACTAAAATTTGTACGTTGCCAGAATTTTGTAGACCAAAACAGACTTTAGGACATGAACTTGCTTTTCGTGGTGGTGGTATTGGTTCTGATGGCGGTCAGTATGTAGTTCCTGTTTATCTTGATAGTGATGGTAGTGTATATTTTTATAATAGGTCATTGACGTTGGAAAGTTTCACTACAGCCACATTTTCATGTGATATTTATATTCAAGACCTTAAAACTGATTGGGAGAGAACAGCTTCATAAATAAGAGGGTGACTTCGGTTGCCCTCTTTTTTCGCGAATGAGTTAGTTGGAACTAACTTATAGAACATTGTGTTCGCTAACACCAGTGGCGAGCGAAGCGAGCCGTGTCGAACATATGTTTGTGTTTCGTGTGCGTTCTCCGCGGACAGACTGAGTGGTTTGTGTTTGTCTGAGA